AATTCATCAATTACGTCCTCAATCAGGGCAGACGCGACATCTTCCATGGCCGCCACCTCAGCTTTCCGGATCCACGCCGGTCATGTCCCGCAGGTTGGTCGTGCCGAAATACCCCGGCACTGCCTGATTGATTTTACCAATTCCGTCGCCGATACCGGACAGCATGGCGGCATCTGGCTCGAACACGGGTTCCCATGCCGGCTTGGTAAGATAGAGCTGCTGGCGCTTATAAGCGTAATTGTCCCGGACGCACGCTGCCAGATACCCGACATTCAGGAGACCGCTGCCGAATGTCTTTTGCGCTTTTCTTGCCAGCAGCCGAAGATTTTCGTGGCTGGCCTTGATGGCCTCGGCGCTGGACGGGTTGTCCGTGACAAAGCCCAGGTCATCCAGCGTCAGGCCGGTTTCACCGGCGAACAGCGCGGCAAACGTGCGTATTTGCTCCGTATATGGACTCATGGACTGCTGAGTAAACTGGCCTAACTGTGGGGATTTACCGTTTTCATCCTGATCGAAGCGCAGGAACGATGAAATGGTCGCCTTCCACGTTTCCATTTCTTCAGCGCTTTCGGAAAGTCCCACCACGTATTTCTGCGGGAAGGAGTAAAACTCCGCGCTGACCTCGGATCTGAGCAGCGTCCGAAGCGCCCCCTGCATCAGATTCATGCAGCTCCGACTGATCCTGGAATGCCCGAAGGGGCGCATTGCGTCCGGTCTGTAGATGATCGGCACCAGCAGCGGGGACGGTGCCTGGTTTTTATCCACCCGCACAAGCCGGTTCCCCTGATAGAATTCTGTCCGACCCGCCACAAAGTAGGCATCC